GACGAATCACGGGAATTTCAATCCCGCACTTGATACACGGGCGCATTGTAACCTCGGGTAAAAGTTTGCTTGATGGTTCGGCACTCAACACGGGCTTCACCGTCTTTGTGCATACGACGCTGCTTTAGAATGCCACGATTCCAACCGAACGGCTTGCAGATATGCGGAGCAAGTCGGCGAATAGCAGCAGACTCACGCTCGGCTTCTATATCAAATCGGTCTAGAACTCTCTTTGCCATATAAACTAACATACCACCTTTTGGGTGGCATGTCAAGAGTAACTTATGAATTATAAATTTTAATTCTCAGAGTGCTTTAAATTTTCAACTTCACTCTTGAGATTTAAATTTTCATTCTTTAGATTTGTAATTTCTTGTTCAAGTTTTCCCTTTTCCTTGTTTGCAATTTCAAGTTTTGCTTCAAGCAGCAGGGTGTCTGTTGTTAGTGAATTTACTCGCTTCTGCAAGATTGGTATTAGAACGGTTTCGTTATAATTTTCTTGTGCTTGTTCCATTTTTTATTCTCCTTTACTGTATTAAACAGCAATGTATATATTCAAGAGTTTCATCACTTTTAATTGTTTTCTATGTTAAATACAGTATACTTAAACTATGATAATCCCACAAGAACAAATCATTCCGCTGCCTCCTGTTCATTCGTCTATAAATGATTTTTGTCATTGGACAATTCAGCAATCACTCAAGAAGCGAGTAAACGAGAGAACCATAAATGAAATGTGTACAGGCATGCACAAATGGTGGATAATGCGAGATTATTCTCGTGGTGCTAATTCGCCTGAAACTTATGTGATGTTCATAAACATTGATGTAAACAGTTTACCTATATGTGAATTGAACACAGCATTTGTAGGTTGGAATCCAAGATCGTTTGGTTGGGGCATATGGGAACGCTGCTGGCGTGCTTTGAAAAAATCAAACTATCCTAGTCGTGGCGATTTACTGCAAGTTATTCCTTTAATGGAAGGAATGAGTTTTAATTTGCGTCAAATGGTTCCTATTGCGTCCAAGGCAGAGCAATCGCGTAAACTTTGGTATAACATGCAGGGAATAGGTTGGACTCTTGTTGCTCAAGGCGAAATCTCACTTAGTAAACCATAAATACCTTCAAAGGATTTTCATACTATGAATTCTTCAACAAACAAAATTCTCCCGCCGAAGGGCGCAAAGGTTTGGAGTCTTGTGTCTCCTGAAACCCCACAGAACATAAAAAGAATCTTACAGTTTGCACAAGACCCAATAACAAATACAATTTACATTAGCAATCTTGGTGATACGGTATTGTCCTTGAGTATACACCATACCGAACATCTTGGTTCTCCTGTTAGTGGTAAATCCTCGTTGAGTTTACGAGAAATTAATTCTTCTGCTTCTGCTATCAATTCGCATGATGTAAACTTGTATCCTGTAGAAGAAACTGGTTCTTATGTGACAAGTTCAGATTTTGCTCGTAAGATTTGGGATAACTTGGTAAACGCTGGCTACAAGACTGTTTAAAAGGAGCCTAAAATGTCTAGAATCAAGGAATCAAAAACCCGGTTTGAAGCACGGGAACACGGTGCTATTTTTGAAATTCAACATGATGAAGACAGCAATCATCTATGCTTCACAGGTCAGAATTATGTGTATTTGGATAAAGATCAGGCGGGACGGCTTTACGATTGGTTGAAGAAGAATCTTCGTCGTATGAACTCGTATAAGCGTAACAGAGAAGCAGCATAACTACTTACTCACAACTTCTAAAGGAACGACACATGGCTAAAAAGACATCAAAGAAAACCAATAAGAGCAAAAAGAAGAAACACGCGGTAAAGGTAAAGTTGAACAAAGATACTCCTTACGAAATAGAATGGCTTTATGTTGAACCAAAATCAAAAGAAAAACTCAGTTCTTTTGGAAAAGGTTTAGTAAAGGTTTTGAATAAACTAAAATCTATTTTTAGTAAGTGAGTTCTGCTTTATCAAACATGGCAAAGTCTGAAAAAGATCCATTTATTACGGTTGATGGAACAAAAAGAATGAAACTAAGCGAAATTCGTTCCCGTGTTAGTGAAGTTTTAAATGACATGGCAAATGGAATATACAAGGGTGATACTAAAGCCGAAGATTATGCGGCTGCGTCTTTTGGTTCATCTTCAGAACTATACAGTTTAATCAAGTCTCTAATACAAGCAAGGAAACTAAAATGAAAACTTTTGGAGATCATTTGGATCAATACAGACGATATGAAGAAGAAATTCAAGAATTTATCAATTACACTAGAAACACACACATTATTAGAGAATTGGGTTCTGTGGACAACAATATTATCTATCTGTTTGAATCAAAAACTTCTGATGGAACACTAATCTCATCTGGTTGGCAGGGAGATGAGCCAGCAGGATGGGAAGCCGCAAAAACTTTGTGCAAAAACTTTTCCAATTCTTCTTATATTCCATATGTGTCTCCTGCTTGCTTTAAATCTCGTCAACATAGAAACGATTACGGAAAAAATGTAGACAGAGAGTGGCCAAATCCAACAACAGGAGAAGGCAAAATTTTGAAGAGTTGTTCAGAGGATTTGGTTAGACTGTCTTCAAAGTGCTGGTTATCTCTTCAAGAAGACCCAAAGAGATTTATATCATACTTCTATAGTTGGAATGTTCCTATAGAACTAGAAGAAGCAATAGAGATTGGAATTAAAAAGCATTTTCCTCTAACCGAGGGAGCAAAACATTCTGCAAAAGAAGGAATGTTTGGTGGTTTTATAGTTGAGAGCGGTTCTTCTATGGCAATTCAACTAGAAACCCCCGCTGATGGTTCTTACACTATTTCCAAGAGAGCCGATTGTTTAGTTGATGTAGTGTCAACTATTATGAAGCGTCTCTAAGATTATTTTTTATTAGCAACCTTAAACCCAAATATTTTGGATAGTTTTGGGTATTTTGTTGGATTCTTAGAAACAGCATCCTTTAAAACCGAATATGAGAGTTTTTGAAGCATCAAAAGTTTCTTGCCTTCAGGAGAAATTTTGTCTTCAGAATCTGATGCTTTATTAGGCTCTTCTTTAGTAGCATCATTTATCGGTTCTGTGGGTTCTACGGCTTCCTCAACATCACCCTTGGTTTGAGCGATAGAGGTGTTTCCATGCTTCTTTAAAGTTTTAGGATTGGCTGTGGGAGGAGATTTGGGGTCTTCGGTCTTGGGTGCTAGGTTTTTCTTGCCTTGACCTGTGCCTGCATACTTGGGAAGATTCATATCTTCAACACCTGTAGCGGCTACATGAGTGCCTAAACTCTCAGAAATGATCTGTTTAGCCTCTTCGGTCATTCCTTCTACACGGATGTAGCCAGAGGGCATATACGCGGCTTTAAGACCCATCTGAGAGAGTCTTTCCACCACGAATTTAGCGGAACCAAGAGTAGGAAATTTAAAAATGTAGTTCATGTGTTCTCCCATGTCATTTTTTATTTAGGCTACAGGCTAACTAGCGATTAAATACCTGTATGAATCTGAGCGAACAAGAAATACAAGCACTCATTCAAGAACTAAAGAATTACCGTGCCAACATCACTGCTAGTTTGATGCGAATACGGGAAATTGAGCAGTTCTTGGAGAGTCGTCTTCCCCCAAAATCAAATTAAGCAATTTTGCTGAAGTTATTCTTCTTGGTGAAGGTCAAATGACTAGTAAACTTGCTTTCTAGTAGTTCCTTTGGTTTGTGAGAAATCACAAAAGCATTGGTTCCTCCGCCAATGGCACGAAGAATTTCAAGAAATGCTTCCACAGAAGCATCATCAAGACTACCATCCAATACTTCATCCATAATCAAGATATTGGTGTCTAGACTATTCTTCAGGCTAGCAATGGTTCTCCATGCAAACAGTAAAGCCAAGTCAATCTTACGCTTCTCGCCTTCTGAGAAGGAAGAGTAGGTGAAAATATCACGATGCCTGCTCTTGATGGTTTCGTTGAACTCCTCGTCTAGATTGAACGAGACAAACATCCCCATCTGATTAAGATATCTGTTGATAATTTGGTTAATCACCGGAATGTAGTGCTTGATGATTCTGCTCTTGATACCACTATCCTTTAATAAGGCAGAAGCAATACCCAAATAATACTGATCGTCCACCATCTCTTTTCGGGTATCTTCAAGTTCTCGTAATGATTCTTGCAGTTTAGTCAGTTCTTTCTCATCAGCATCACCTTGCTCACGCTTGGCGTTTTCAAATTCTGCAAGACGAGTCTGCATTTTTTTGCGATTAGAAATTGTAGATTGCAAAGAAGCCGAGGTTTGTGATCTTTTAGTTTCAAGTGAACGAATTTCACCGAGCACACGGGTTATTTCTGTTACTCTCTCGTTCGCTTTTTGCATAGAATCTTCAATATCAATTACAGCCTCTTGAATTTCTTGGCTTTTCTTGGCTTTGTTCTCCACAGTTAAAGTTTTGAATTGTGGATCAATATTCTGTGAGCAGGTAGGACAAGAATCATTCTTGTTATAGAAATCAATCTCGTTACTGATAGACTTCACCTTACCCTTAAGTTGGCGATGGATAGCAGTAAGATCGTTGATACTCTTGCTGACAGTATCAGAATCAATAATCAATTCATGTTTGGCAGCAATCTGAGTATCCAATTCATCAATCGCTTTAACGAGAGTTTCCTCATCTTCATCACACTTACTAATATCTGCACGACATTGATCGGCTGCAATATTAGTATCCTTGCCTTTATTTTCAAGGTACTTTTGATTCAAGCGAACCTTTTCTCGTTCCACATTTACATCAGCATCTGTGATTGCCAATTCTTCTTTCAGTTTAGAAAGTTTACCCTTCAGCAATCCGTTCATCACCGAGAAGATGTTGATATCAAGAATAGATTCCACAACTGCTCTACGCTCGGCTGCGGGCAGACGCATAAAAGGAACATAGTTGGCGGAACCCAAAATGACCACTTGACAGAATGCTTTATAGTTCATTTTCAGAACCTGCTCTTCAAACTGCTTTTGATAGTCTTTGCTTTTTGCATCTTGATCTACAAGTTTGCCGTTCTTGTAAATCTCAAATAAAGCAGGTTCAAGTCCACGCTTAATCAAGTAGACATCGGTTCCCACTTCCATATCAAGTTCAACAAGACAGTTCTTTTCATTAACCGAGTTTACAAGTTGTGGCTTGTTGATGTTACGATATGGCTTGCCAAAAAGAGCAAAGGTAAGAGCATCCAAAAGGGTACTCTTACCTGCTCCGTTTTCACCTGATATTAAGGTTGTATTTGAGGCACACAGGTCTACTTTCGTAGGATACTGTCCTGTAGAAAGGAAGTTAGACCAGCGTATCTGCTTGAATTTAATCATGGTATAAAAATCTCAGTTAAGGTGAAGTTACTTGTTCCAAGGCATCTTCACGGAAACCCACTTCCAGAGTGGTGCTCCAATTAGTGCGCCTGCAACAAACATCAATACACTCCACCATGCAGTTCCTAGTAGTTCGCTCATGTTAGTCTCCTCCTTTCCTAACCGTATTTAGGTCAGGGATAGTAAGAAAGAAGTGCCTCTCTAATGCGTTTTGGTATCTTTTTATCTGATTTTGCTTTAAAACTATCGGGCATCATGCCAATAAGTTTTCGTGATTTCATTGGATCTTTTGCGCCTCGGCGATAATTCCAAGAACGGCGTTCGCGCATAATCCAATGCATATAGATGTAACAGTTTGCTTTCTTAATATAATCTTCAATATCCACATTCAAATCAAACTGTTTAATGATTGCTACGGCTCTTCGTTCTGCATCGCGTTCCATAGCCATGATGCGAGTCATTGCTCGTTGAACATCCCGAGACTCGTAATCTTTACCTGAAAGCCATTCAAAAAATACAACGCCTGCATTATCATCCGCAGACTGAATGTTCTTTGGAAAATCTAACCATTGAAGGAAGTGTGCGTATTCGTGAGCAAGCACGCCTATAAAATCTTTGCAATTCTTAGCCGCACGAATAACAACAGGATTGTCGTTAAACAAGCCGCTAGAGCGAATTCCTTCTCCTGTATTAACTTCTTTGCCTGTACCAATTATTAGTTTCCCACCATATTCTTCAAGATGCTCACGGATATGTTGCACAAACTTCCTTGCTTTCTTGTCCATGATGGATTCCTTTATAATATGTTTCCTAGAAATTCCCCATTACAAACAAATGCAGCAGAACCACCAATTGCTATTTTGACTTTTTGTTTTTCTATTTCGCTATAACTAACAATATCTTTAAATCCTTGAACAATTATTTGTTCGCTCAACCCCTTCTTTTTGCAAGAACATATGCTTGTATTATACCAAAGTGATGCTCTGCGAAACCAATTCAAAAGATTACCTTGCTGAAGTTGTAGAGTTTCTCGCTTTGATATCAAATGAGTCACCAATTGATTTGGAGAATCAAATGTATAATCAGTTTGTATCATAGTCCTGTACTCGTTCCAACCAACTAAAAAATGCTGATGCCGTTAAGTATACAGCCATTGCTCCCAAGTATACTGCGGGAATCCATTTGATGCAAGAAAAAACATAAGAGAATCCGCACGATAACCACAGTCCAGTACAATATGGGCAGGTTACAAGTCTATTTAAAAAATTGTCATGGCTTGTCAAGATGAAAAGTTTATAAGAAAGAGAGTAATCAAACTCTTTTTCCTTTTTATATTCTTTTAGATGTGTTATAGATTCAGGAAGAGGAATAATTTTAATATACTCTTCAACTGCGGAGGTTTTAAATAACACATAAAGAGAAGCCGCAACCCATGAAATTGCTGCTAATATTCCCATAGTATGTTCTCCTGTGCTTATAGAGCAGACTGTGCGTTCAAGTATTGCTGTATTGTTTCTTGATCTGGCGAGTTCTTCAGAATCCACATCAAAATTGTGTTTGTAATTGCTGTTGAAGGTTTAAATGGAAGTCTTGCATCTTTAACCTTAATATACTGAAACTCTTTAACAACTCTTGGTTTAGGTGTTGGTTGCATATCCGCAACAACTTTGCGTGTTTTGGTTTCATCGGGCGAGGGCTTGAAGAATACAGTATTTTCTTCTCCTCCAAGAATAACAAAAGCATCTCCGTTAATCAAGTCTGACGGATAATTTTTGAACAAGAAGTGTTTCATAGTTTCTGCTACACCGCTATGTGTTTGAATAAGGACTGTGACAGGAACCGTTCTATCTCTGCTTGTGTTTGCTTGAATTGCAACCCGATAGTTGGTCAACACCCAAACTAAATGCATATCTTCCTTTTTATATCCCACCTTAAGTAATTCTGGAATAAGTTCTTTAAATTCTTCGGTATCTTTAAGAGTTTTGTCAAAAATAATATTGGGAAGATTTTCTTTATCTGGTCGGTTTACACTTAAAAAATTGTGTAGAATTTTTTTGTCCCACTTTAAACGATCACGAATGAATGTATGAATAAAAGATACATCATTAGGATTCTTCATACTTCTTCCTAAAAGTTCAGGATATCGTTTTGATGCTTCATTCCATTTCAAAATGCTTTGCTTTAACGCATCAGGATCAAACACCTTAAAGTTGTTGGACTGAATGAAATTGCCTATAGCAAAGCCTTTACCTGAACCTGCTCCTCCTGCCAAGAAAATAATCTGTCCAAACTTTTTGTCGCCGCCAACAATAACAAGTTTTTCTTCAAGAGTTTGTTTTAGTTCGGTAAAGGTTTTCATTTGTGGTGATTTTTTACTCGTTCTATAGTTTGCTTAGATAGTTTCTTGGTGTATAAAAGATTATCTTTCACATACCACATGTCTTCGGTATCATCTCCCTCTTTACTTTTGGTGTTTGAGGTTTTTACTTGAGTTGTGGTTGTAATCTTTGGAGTCATTATCATTTGTGCACTAACCGAGGCTGAGCCTGGGGCTTTACCTTCAGTGCCACTAATTCCCAATGCCTGACCGGATGCAGAATTTGAACTTTCTCTTAGTTTAAGCAGTAGATTTTTAAATGTAATCATTGGGGTATCTCCACCGTTTATTTATTCGTTTTAGAAGCCCCATTTTACTAAATACAATGGAGGGATGCCTATGTCGTGGGATTACCGAGTTTTGAGAAAGTATGAACGAGCGGTCGGCAAAACATTCGTTTTTTACGAAATCCACGAAGTCTATTATAACGAACAGGGTAAGGTTGCTTCCATAACGGAAGATGCTGTAGCCCCATACGGCGAGAACATCTCAGAACTAATGATTGAAATGAGCATGTTCTTGGATGCCTTCACCAAGCCTATCCTAGACTTTGATCTGATAGACAAAAAAGGCTACGAGGCGGAGATACAAGAATACCTCCGCCCCGAAAACCTTAGTTTTAAGAAAATGCTTGAAACTGCTCCCGACAAGAACGATTTAAAAAATCTTGAAATTGAACTACGCCGAGAACGCGATCTTGCTGAGGATGTCTACAACGAAGTGTGTGTAGATAAGCCTAAGCAAACCGTAATGGACTTTATTGAAGTCTTACGGAAGAAGTGGCGACAGATTTAGTCAGTAACCAACTTCAAGCCACTACTTGGAGTAGCAATCTTCTTGGATGGGGCTACCAGATTGCTAATGAATCCCATACGATACTCTTCAGCCAAATCCTTGAGTGGCTTGAAAGTAAAGTATGTTGATTCCTTAGGAATCAAGATTCCATTCTCGGGCAACTCCCCGTACATCAACCACGGCAGCATGCCAAGGTTTCCCTTGCCAGCAGGCACAAGCATTGCAGGCTTCTTGAGCAGATAGCCTTCATCTGTGGTGGTGACTTGAGAAATAACATCTTCACCGCTACGCATTCTAACAATCAAAATCTCGGGTTCCATAGTGTCTCCTATTGTTTAGATAAAAAGTGATTCCATGTAAAGGTCACGAATGATAGACTTGAGTTTGACGGGATTCGTCACCTCTAAATTATCAATCTCCTGATTGATGAGAGAAAGTGTATCTTTACTCACATCTACTGTTGTTGATAGTTCTGTTTCGCTGCCCTTGTCTTCAAGAACAGTTACTCCGTGTGCTCCAACGCTATTAATTGCATCCATGAACAGATCAAACATGGCGGGATTACGCTTACGCTGCACACGAACACGCACAAAGGTATCTTTGAACTTCTTCATATCAGGCATACTCTTCGTGTAGTCTGTAGCAGAATCATCATAAGAGATTTCATTAAAAATACGAAGAGGATTCTCCACAAAAGTCATAGAACGATCTTCAGTATCAAAAACATGAAATCCCTTGATTTCATTTAGATCACCAAAGGTAATTTGATATGGAGTTCCCAAATAATGAATATTTCCCTTTGAATGTTTGCAATGAAAGTGACCGCTGTAAACTGCTTGAAACCTTTCAAGTGGTTTTGGATCCATGCCTTCAGTAAACTGTGTTCCACGAAGAACCTCATATCCTGTCAATTCAAGATGCCCCATAACAATGGGGGCAGAAGTTTTAGCAATAAGATTCCTTGCAGCATCCTCATTACTTCGGTTGATCCACGGAAGAAGTAAAATTTTTGTTGCTCCCATAGAAATTTCTACAGGATCACGGTGTATACGAATACCATTCTTCTCGTAATTACCAAACAGTTCTTCCACAGAATTTATATTGCTTGTATTGCGAAAATAGGTGTCGTGATTCCCCAAAATAATATTTGCCTTGATTCCGCTTTTCACCAACTTGTTCATAAATCGCTCTCTAGTCTCGTGAAGAGTAGCAAAATTTACAAATTTACGACGATCCATCAAGTCTCCGAGATGGATAACTTCAGTAATTCCTTCTTGTTCCAAATAAGGAAAAAATATCTCGTCTAGAAAGCGGAAAAAATGGTGTAGAAATATTGGAGAATCATTTCTTGCACCAAAGTGTGTATCACATATGACCGCAATTCGCATGTATCTACTATACCTTACTTGATGAAATTGTCAAGACGAGATGTTTCTGTTTTAGAAGAAACTTTTTTAGAAACCTTTTTCTTTTTGACAGTTTCTTTCTTTTTACCCTTCATCTTGGCTTCAAATTGTTTGATATCATCTGAGGTAAGATTTAAAATATCTGAAAATGGGTTGTTTTCTGGTTCAAACTTATCCTTTAACCAGTTTTTAAACTTTCCCGAAGGATCAAATTCTTCAAACTGCTTCATCTTGATATACAGTTGCTTCTTTTCTTTCTGAATGCGACGAAGAAACGCATAAAAGATGATCTGTGTGAAGAATGCGAACGGATTTTTAGATTTTGTTGGATTGAAGTTTGTTGCGTACATGATACAGTTTTCTACTGCATCACCTATCATTTCATCCTTGAATGGGTAATTTGCAAAATTGGGTTTCTTTGCAAGATTCTCAGCAATGTCCATAAAGCATTTGCCGATGTAATCGGTTACACCAGGTTTTGGCAATCCTTCCTTTTCGGCTTTACGAACTTCCTTCTTGTGCTTTACTATTTCTTTAAGAAAAGTCTTGTTATCAATATAATGACTGTTTTTTGCCATGATCTACACTTTCTGCATAATTATTGTCAAATTTTTGTGGTTGGTTCAAAATCCGAGCATAAATTCTGGTGTCCGGTTTCAATGAAACTCTTTACCAGTATCTAGGACCAAATACGGAAACTTAATCAGGTTGCTCTTCTTCAAGATCATCCTCATCATCGTACTCGTCTTCGTATTCTTCATCGTATAACTCATCAATCTTATTATAATCAGTTTGATGTGAATTTCCATTAGTTTCTTCTGAATTATCATAATTTTTTGATATATTTTCAAAGTCTCTTTGTATGCGATGAAGTTCAGTTTTCTCTAAAGCATCCATATATTCGTCAACCATTTCATCTTCAGGTGTTGCAATCAGCATTATAACATCAGAGGGTATCTTGAATATTGTTTCTTTTGTGTACTCTAACCACTCTTGCATGTAGATGCTCATCTTTTCCACACCCTTCTTTGTTACTATGGGCATCATGGATATTTGCATTGGTTGTTCTATCAAATAGAAGTTATCAGATTCCGTAAAGCCTATACCACATATCAGCGTATCACCGTTTTTAAAGCGAACAATCTTAATGGTGTTTCTGTTCATGGATATGACTCCTATGTTGGAACTTATTGTTTGGTGACTAGAGGCAGTTTAATCATCTTGTATGGAAATCCTTCTTCCGAGTATATCTTTACTCGTTCAACAAAATGTTTCAGAGTGTGATTTTTTCGGCTTTTCCAACGAAGATCATCAGAAATATCATACAATTTTGCAGTATCTTTCTTTTCGCTTTTACGCAACTGTCTGCCTATGGATTGAAGAACTCGTATTCTACTTTTTGACGGACTAGCAAAGATGATATTTTTCAGGCTACGAATATTTATGCCTGTAGAAAAAGTACCATATGAGGCTACGATGATAGCATTATCATGTTCTTCGGTAACTAATCGTACACTTTCACGATAATCGGCTTCGGTTTCTCCGTGAACAAAGAATACCGGTCTTGATTTGGCTTTCTTCTTTATCAAGTCATATAGTGGTTTGCCATGCTTTTCTACAAACTGAAACAGTACAAGAGTGTTTCCCTTTGTGGATAGGGCAAGGTTAGTTATAAAAGAATTTCTAGCACTATTGGATACTAAAAATTCTAATTCATCCTGATACGATGCTTCCTTGAGAGATTTACATACTTCAGGCGGATAGTTCAAAACAATACAGTCAATAGAGATTGTAGAAAGCAAATTGCTATCAATCAAATCTTTGGTGGAAGTTACTTTAAGAGTTGCGCCAAACAAGCCCTCAATAGTTAGTTTGTTGGTCTTAGTTCCATCAAGGGTTCCTGTGAGTGCAATACGATACGGACACTTGGTGAGTTTTGTCATTATGGAAGTGAGCGACTGCGCTTTAAACAGATGTGCTTCATCACCTATCACCACCTCAAACTGGTCAAAATACGACTTTGGTAGTTCGTAAATAGACTGCCATGTAGAAACTACAATCTGTCGTGAGTCCATCTTTTGCTGACCACCAAAGATTGTATGGCAGTTTTCATCCGCGTTCCAATCATTATTCTTGGCATAATCTGCAAAATCAGATTTCATTTGTGATACTAGCGAGATGGTAGGAACAACAACCAAAATTTTTCTGTCTGGCGGTATGATATTTTGATACCATCTAAGGAGAGTGTAGATAATCAAACTTTTGCCGCTAGCAGTTGGAGATAATAGAAGTGCTCGCTCACGATTTATAGCAGCATTAATAGCATCTAATTGATGGGGATGCGGAGCAATAGTTTTTCCGTGAGCGTGAAGTTTTAAATCTGTCAGAAACTCGCTAATTTGTTCGGAAGTTACCTGCGGTGGCTTTTCTGTAAACCCTTTGTCTAGTTCTAGAGTATAGTTACGCTCTTTGGCAAATTGAGCAAGATAATCAAGTAATCCAATATACAGCAGACCGTTAAACGGTGAAAACAGGCGAATCTTCCCATCCCAATATCGGTTTTTGTATGCAGGTGTAAATTTTGCGTTGGGTACATCAAATGTGAAATACTCTTGTATTTCACGAGCAATACCCGGCTCGCACATAATACGAGCGTGAACAGTATTAAAACATGTTACAGAAATCACAGACATTACCCCTGTATTTAGGGGTGTCTGTAAAGAGGTTATACTACGCCTTGGGTGAACTTGCGCCATTCAATGCTGTTACGAATTATCCAATGTCGTTGAGTAATTCCCTTTAGAAGAGATTCAAGGTACTCTACTTTTTCTTGCTGTAGAGTTAAACGAGATTGTGATTCGTTTAGTTCAGGATCAGCATCCATGTATAATTCAAGATCTTGACGCATAATCCGTGTTTGAAATGGTTCCCACTTAAGCAAATCAAGTTGTTCTTGACTCATCTTTCCAGTCATCCATTCCCACTTATTTTTACGAAGAATCTTGTAGTCTGATGTCATCTTGCTTAACACAAGACGCTCATCGTGAAATATGTTCAAATATTTGTTGTGTAGTTGTGGAATACGAGAAGACTCATCACCCAACTCGGTTTTATCAATCGCAATATCTCGTTCTGCCATCTCACGAATTTGTTCAAATTTCATGGTGATATTGTATCACACAATCATAAAAAGTCAATTATAATTCTTCCACAGAGAATTGTGTTACTGTAAATTTACAAGTGGCTACTATAGGTCTATACTCTGTATCAGAATATGTGAATTCAAGACCACTAATTTCAGTAGGTATAATATCTTCAAAAGTTATTTTTCTAAACGGTACTTTTTTATTACTTAAAAACATCAGATACGCAGTATCGTAAATATCTTTTAATGGTTTAACATTAGAAAAATCTGAATACGCAGAACCTTCTCGCATCCATGTAACTATGTTGTAGTAATTTTCTAAGTTTTCATCCACAAGAAACACTAGAGATAGTGTTGAATACGAAGGAGCAGCAGATGGTTGCTTTAAATTTGGGCCTATCATTCCTGCATATTCTTTTGGTGGAGTTCCCTTATCTGGCAGTTGTACTTCTTGCACAAAATAGGATATATTTGGGAATCTTCCTAACTTGAATAGAAAGTTCTGAGGAACAGCAAGATTTGTTCCTGATGGTTGTCCTTGCAATCCGCCTAAAGGACGATTTGGTATACCGTAGTCTTTATATTCGTACAAGTTATAGTTGCTCCAAAGTATAGTAAGTATAAGACATGGTGCAGGTTGCTGTCATGTTAGAAACTTCGGTATCAGTAGATTTAAATGTTATACCAGACAACAATGATGGAAACAATCCACGAAAAACCATTCTTCGTACAGGAGTTTTCTTATTATTCAAAAAGATTAATTGTCCCTCATTGCTCAACCAATCGCTAGTTGGAGCAACTTGACTAAAATCTTTGAAGGCTAGCATGGAATTAAACCAGTCTTTCATTTCATTTAAGTTATTCATTTTTTCATCTATCAGGAAGGTAAAGGTTAAATCTCCGTGTATCACAGAATTGCCTGGAAATTTAACTGTTGCTCCCCAAGTTTGATATGTCACAGGATCACAAGATTGTCCTGGAACCGAAACCGCAGTGCAAAAATATTCACAGTTTGGAACTTTTGGTAGAACTAACTTAAAGTTGGTTGGTGCAGTAATATTGGTGTTTGCTGGTTGATTCTGCAAACTACCAATATTATATCTTGTTGGAATACCGTAATCGCTGTTAAGCATCCTAGTATTTATTAAAAGAACAACCCCCTCTTTCAAGGGGGTTGCTCGGAGTGACTGAACTTCTGATTAAGAATCAGAAGAGGTTTGTTACCTTAACAATGCGGTAGTACATGTTGCGACGAACTGTGTCGTTAAGTTCACTTGTTACAGTGCCGCTTGAGTTCAAGACGAATGGGTTATGGATGATACCGTAACGAGTCTTGAAACCAATCTTTGGCTGGAACGAGTTCTCGCCAACTGCACGAACCATCTGAAGAGGTACATATGGGCAGTAGAA